CACGTTCGGAGCATTTTGACTTAACCAAGTTGATGTATTCGTACTTGTTAAACCAGCAGGCTTGTACGTGTATGCGAGCTCTACAGTTAATGCAGCGTTCGGGGTTGGCGCAAGATAGTGTGTGTCTTGATCCCACATTGCATAAAATTTAGGCGTTGCGGTAGACGTTCTATCTGGTGCGTATTCATTCATAAACGAAATATCTTTTTGTATCAAGTAAGTTCTATCATCATTACTATCTATCAATTGCACATACCTCGTTGCTTCCCAATCAGCAGGAAGTGGTAAAAAGGGGTTATTAATTGTAAGTGTTGCTGTGTCGTATTTTCTATAATAATTTAAATCAACTGTTCTCCTTACTTTATCTTCAATAGATTCAATAAAAGGTTGAATAACAGCATTGGAAAGCACATTTGTGCTTGTTTCTGTGTAGTTTCTTACGTTATCTGTTAAATCGGAATAATCGGTCATGACGTGCTCACTGTAACATTACCTACGCCAGAATTCAACTGTGTTGGTTTATTTGGTTGTTGTACACTTAAAGGCATCATGCTTTTTTGTGTAGAGGCATAAGCTACCCCATTTGCATAAAAATTGGTAACGGGCATATCTAATGTTTCAAACTCATTTACTTGTAATCCAAAACCAGTACTATCATAAGGAGCATCATCTCCCGTAGCTGGTCTAGCCACAGTTCTTCCAGCGTTTATGGGACCAGTAGCGCCACCAACAAAAACTCTTGAATTAGCTACTTGAGATCTAGCATACTGTAAAGATTGAGGATCTGTTACAATTGGTAAAGGTTCTAGCTGAGGTTGTTTAGGTTCAAACTCACTAATGTGAACCCAAGCACCTGTCCATTCTTGAACCATTTCATTATAAGGAAAAGCCATACCAGATCTATCTGATATTCTTTTTGCAAATTTACCAGACGCATATTTGCCCATTATTAAACTCCAGGTAAATAAGTTTTAGGTGTTAAAAATAAACTTGTTCTTTCACCATCTTGAGCTGCGGCTCGTTGAAATTCATCTTCATAAATTTGTTTTAATAATTGAATTCTGTCTGGCGCTTTTTTCATTGCTATGTAATAAGCTAAACCAGCAGTTAAACATGGAAGAAATCGAAAAGGAATCTCAGCATTATTTGTGTAAGCGCCCGAGTCCTTCATCCGAACAAGAGCATAATATACTAGAGTGTACGTTGTATCGGCTGCAGGATATAGAAATAGCGTTGGGTTTATCGTACGCTCAAAGTAGTATTGACTTGGTCGTCCGCTGGTTGTTTTAACAGTGTAATTTAAATAAGTAGATCGACTAATTGATGACGTTGAATATTCATTGTTACTTGAATCACGGATTACGACATCAGTAATATCTATTATTTGTTGAGCTGCTTCAGCTCCAGAACCAAATAGACTTGTACCTGTTAAAGAAGTTGTGGTTGCAGCTAAAGTTTTTTCTTGTTTTTGTATAGTCCAAAGATTTAATCCTCTATTAGCCCATTCAGCTAATAAAAGATTAAGAGAACGACGTGCGGTTTTTAAGTCGTATCCACTACGTACTTGTAAACCGCAACGTTCGAAAGCTTCTTCTGCTATATCATCTATAGACAGGTCAAAGTTTGCTGTAGAAGAATAAGTTGGCATCTATTTCTTTTTACCTGCACCTTTTCTTCTCATTACTTTACCTAATGCTCCAATAGCGCCTTTTCCTTTTGACTTCATTTTAGGACCCATGTCCATTGATTTTGCTTTAGGAGTTTTTCTACCCTTTTTTAACAAAGCCATAATTCTACTATTAAAACTTAAATCTTTTCCAGCAGGATTACCTTTACCTTGTTTAAATTTAGCCATCATTGTGCCAGATTCGGTTGTAACACCTTTCATAGCTGCTTTTTTAGCTGCTGCAGATCTACCTGTAGGTATTTTTTTAGCTCTTTTTAAATCATCTAAATTAATTCTACCAGATGGTTTTCTAGATCTTGCTTTAGCAAGAGCTCCACCTTTGGCCATTTTTTTCTTAGGACCCATCATGCCACCGCCCATCATTTTAGCAGTTTTCTTTTTAGGACCCATCATTCCGCCGCCCATTTTTTTTACTGGACCGCCTCTAGCCATTTTCTTTTTAGGACCCATCATTCCGCCGCCCATGCGTCTTACAGCTTTTTTCTTCATGTTAACCTCCGAATATTCGTTTATAAGTTTTTCGTCTAGATACCACGACGTCTCGATAATATCTCTTTGGCCACTTATTGTAATAACCAGCCTTGTGTAATTTATCAGAAGCTTCTTCTAATAGCGAGAACTTTTGTATTAACAGCATGGAATAATTGTATCCCTCTTCTTCTGGCATTTTGTTTCCTGAAGGAGATACTAGAAATTCCTGTTCTTCTACATTAGCGGGATTATCAGGGTGAAATCCCATAAAAAACAAATCTTTTGAGTTATACCAATCATTATACTCGTCTATGACGTCCTGAAAATGATCAGTAGAATAATTAAAATAAGGGTCACAAAATATAAGTAAATCGTATCCTTCTTTACCACCTACCACATCATTAAATTTTATATTATCTAAATGACTATTTAATTGTGATTTATACCATTTGTTTTTTGGTTTAACTTCAACAAGGACATTTTTTTCTTTCCAAGATTTTTTTGCAAAAGGACATGCAGGCATACCTCCTAAATGTTTATTTGGAACTTCTAAAAAAAGTTCTGACCATTTACGGACATCTTTTACTATTTCTTCTTTAAAAGACACCTTTAAAATCAAAGCCTCTTATGGCCGCTCCTGCTCTTCTTTCTTTTGAGATAAGACCCCCTCTAGCTGCAAATGTTTTTACATTTGTAGGTTTACCACCTGGATTACCCGCAGCTCTTTTTCTGCTGACAGCACTCGCCTTTTGCGACTTTGTCATCCGTGTGGCTTTTGCAAGTGGAACGCATTTCGGGTATTTTCTTTTGCTCCCCTTTGACCTTCCACAAGGTTGATATTTTCCGTTCTTCTTTGGAGCTCCAATATCCACCCACTTCTCTTTGACCCATGCTCTTAATCCTTTCTTTGCCATTAACTGTATTTTGTTTTTTTGCGTTTGTTTTCTCTAACTGCACCACATCCTCTCGCAATACCACCTTTATTAAATTGAGAAACTGCTTTTCTCTTTTGTGAAAGTCTGTTTGATTCAATCATTCCTCCAGCAGCTTTTTTATTTTTCTTTTTTCCACCTTCAACTGTTTTGCCAGAGCAAATTGAACTTGCATACATGTTAGCGTAAGCAGAAGGATAGACTTTAAATTTTCTTTTGGCTGCTGCTTTACCCTTAGCACATAATTTGCCCATTATCCTTGTCCTCTATATTTGACGTGTTGACGTCGTTTGTTTTTATTCTTTGGCCTACTGCGTGAAGAATTCCCTATGCTAGTCCTTTTTTTGACTGGTGTAAAGTATTGATTGTTGGGTAATTTTGCCACCATTACTTCATTCCTGATAAAGGATTAGCAAGAGTAGTTTTTATTTGTTTATCTATACTCTCTTGTAATTCTGTCATTTTTTCTTCTAACTTATCTTTTAAATCTTTCATATCTTCTTCTACAGTATCTATGGCAATCTTTAAATCTGTTGAATTTTCTCTTGAATCTTCTTTTACTTGTTGTTCTACATCATTGACAATTTTCTCTACTCTTCTTACATCTTGCCGAAGGTCGTTTTTGAGTTCATTGGCTACATCACTCACTAAGCGGATTTCCGCCATCATCATTTCCATTTCTTGCATTAGCATTTCAACTTCTGTTTGTATTAGCTCTGTTTTGCTTGACATTTCTTCTTTAGTCAAAGCAATAGTTTTATCAAACTCTGAAAGGTCAGGGGCCACATAAGACTCAATCTGCGCAGACATATCTTGAAATTTCTTGAACATCTCAAAACCGCCATACAAAACACCGACACTACTACTTAATGCTAGTATCACTGCGAGCATTTTTCCGCCCTTGAAAGTTATGCCTCCTATATTTACTTCTGCCATTGTTGCATTATCATTTCATCCATAAGCCCATCACTTCCTGCGAATAGAAAGTATTGTGCTATGTTGTTAGTTGTCAGTTCAGCATCAGGTATTACAGTGTCTGTAAAAAACCCTTCTATGTCATTCAAACTTTGTTGTGTTTCAAAGAAAGATTTAGAGTTACCTAATACTTGCATGACAATTAATGTTTTTAACTGATTTGCAGAATCATATCTACCCTTATCACCCATCTTCTTTATTATTTT